CAGAAGATTGATGCTCTTGAGTTGAAAGTTGACAAGATGGGTTACGCTTTGAAGAAGAGTGATTCTGCCTTATCTGCCGCTATTACGGAACTTCGTATAATCAATACAGTAAAGAAGCTATGAGGAATCTCATCATCATCTTTTGTTTTTTCATTCTTGCTGTTGAATTAGCATTCCCCGTTGGGGCTGTTACGAACGCTCCAGTGGACGATATTGAGTTGATGCTTGCCAAGATACAGAAAAACTTGGCGATGGCCTCAGAAGTTACCCAAATGGCTCAAAAGACTAGTGCCAAACTAGTAGATGCTAAGGTAGAAGAGAAAGCCGAGTTAAAAGAGGCAGTTGTTGCTGCTGAGACCCAAGTCCAAGCAATGGAGCAAGTAAACGAGATGTACGCTGCTAAGATGATTGCCAATGGTATTGATACCACAGTTGTAGAAGTTAAGGTTACAGGACCAGCATATGACGCTTATCTCAATTACGTTGAGGAAGGCGGTAAAGAAGAGTTCGACTATTTCAGAATGTACCTATGGCAACAAAAGTAAAATCAACCAAAGAGACCGCCAAGTGGAAGCCCAAGGCATCCATCAAAAGGCCGGGTGTTGTGGCTAAAAAGAAGAATTCTTCTCTGAAGACATCCAAGAACTACGTTAAAAAATACAAAGGACAAGGATGAAAAACGGACTTTATAAAAATATCAACGACAAAAAGAAGCGAATCGCTGCGGGTAGCGGAGAAGCAATGAGAAAGCCCGGCACCAAAGGGGCTCCAACCTCAAAGGCATTCAAACAATCTGCAAAGACAGCTAAAAAGAAATGATCAGTGGATTCCTATTCGGGTTATTATTTGTTACCTTTACAATAGGAATTTCCTACCTCATTGGAGAAATAATTGAAAGAAGAGATGCCAAAAAATAAAATAGTTGGAAAGAATACAGCCCCTGCCTCTAATAAGGCAACGGGTCGCAAGTATACTAAACAGAAGGCGTATAATGCTCGCCCTGATCAAGTTAAGTACAGGGAGGAGTTAAATGGTGAGGCCCGTAAGAGAGGTATCTACGGCAAGCGTCACGCTGCGGGAAAAGACTTGAGCCACACTACCGTCAAAGGAAAGATGGTATTGGAGAGTGCTTCAAAGAATCGTGCCCGTAATGGGGCCTCAGGCAAGAGTACCAAAAAGAAAATTTGAGTAATCTAAAAGATTATAAAGATCAAATAATTAAAGACTATAAAACTAGTAGTCTGACAGAACTATATAAAAAGTATAATTCGAGTAAATACTTAATGAGAAAGTTTTTAATTTCTTGTGATATAGAAATAAAAACATACGAAAAAATAAGGTCAAATATCTTTTCGTCACATTATAAAAAATGTTCTTGTTGTCTTAAAATTTTATCTTTAGAGAATTTTCATAAACAAAATACAAATACAGGTTATCGAAGTTCTTGTAAGACTTGTCGTGCTAAAAATGAACCCACAAGAAAAGAATATCTCAAAAATTGGAGAACAACAAATGCCGAGTTGAAATCAAAATTAGATAAAGATTATAGAGAAAAAAATTCTGAAAAAATAAAACTATATAGAAAGACCGAAGAGTACAAAAAGAAAAAAGCGACATGGGATAAAATAGCTTATGAAAAAATAAAAAAAGACCCCATCAAATGCTTAAGTAGAAATGTAAAATCTGCAATGTCAGATTCAATTAGATACAATAAAAAAAATCATTATTTTGAAATTGTTGGTTACACCTTAGAAAATCTAAAGTTACACTTAGAAAAAACATTTAAGGGAAATATGTCTTGGGATAACTATGGTAGAAATGGATGGCACATAGATCACATAAAACCTCTTGTCTTATTTGACTTATCTCAAGAAGAAGAATTTAAAAAAGCATGGTCTTTAAATAATCTACAGGCTTTGTGGGAATTTGATAATTGCTCTAAGGGGTCTTGGTTTAATAATCAAAGACATACTACCAAAAAATAAATTTGTTTGCCATTGGGGCTCAGATTATCTTTGCTCTCCCTATGAACGAGTATCAAGTATTACACAACCTCAAACAAGAAGTTAAGAGGTTGAAAGCCAAGTTAAACGAAGAAAGACTGGCTCACAAAAAACAATTAGACAAGTTACGAGAGGAGATCCTCTCTCCTAAGGTAAGTGTAAGAAACCAAAAGGATAAGTGGGAACAAGCCATGCGTTCTGTGTGCCTAACCTACAGCATGACCCCAGATGAAATCCACGAGCAATGCAGAATCAAGGAGAAATTGTATGCCCGGCACCTATTCTGTTACGCCTGTAAGATTGAGTTGGGTATGAAGATTAATGAGATTAGCCTAGTCATCGAGAGAGACAGATCCACTGTTGAGAATGCAATCACCAAGGCGACAGATTTAATCAAGTACGATAAGCAGGTGGCGTTAAAATACGATAAGATCAAGAGGATGCTGTCGCAAATGTTGTAAATAAATGCGACACATATGTCCAGTTTTTATGTAAATTAACTGGACATTACTCGGCAATTGTCCGTATAACTCTCCAAAACTTGACAATAAAGAGAGTTTTGGCGGAACAAGTCGTCATATAAGGCTCATTTTGATATAGTTTTGGGTGCCTTAAAGGACATTATTGTACCATAATTGCACATTTTGATGATTAAATGAGCCAGAATTGCACAAATTGCACATTAAATTGTGAAAAAACCACAAAAAGAGTATATTTGCACTGTTCATATTTATTTGTTTAGAGTAGTAGGGGGTGGCTTATGCTACCCCTTTTACTAAAAAGCCCACCGAAAACAATTGACTTGTGTTATCTGGAGGAAACTCAAATCGGATAACGACCCTGCAAAATGGGTGAAATGTTTCTTGGTCTCCGACATCGTCAAGGCGAGAATCTGAAATGGTTATTATTTTTATATTAGCAAAAAAGCTAGTAAACAAAGAATTAATCGGTGGGCTTTTAACCTATACGTTTACAATTTATACTTTATAGTAAACCTATAAGTTTATAACTTATCTTTGTGCTATGAAAAATTTATTTAACGCAACCGCCATTACGGTAATGACCATTGCTCTATTTTCATCTTGCTCTCCTAAGCATAGATTGGATCGTTTGATACGCAAATATCCGTATCTATCGGTTGCTGATACGGTAATTGTAAGGGATACTCTCATCAAGGAAGTTAAAGTTCCAGTGCCTGAGTATAGGGATTCATTTATTATTGAGTGCGATACCTTTATCGAAACTAAGCAGTTACTTATCTATAAGAAAGGTTCTTTCTTTGGGGTTACAGTGAAAGCAGATACCATAACTTACAGGGATACAATACCTTACGAAGTTAAAGTGGCCGGAAGAGTGATTACTAAAGAATTCATAAATTGGTGGTATATTGCAGGCGCATTCATTATTGGAATGGTGCTCGCATTATACCTAAGAAAATGAAGTTTAACCAAGAATCTTTTAATGATAATGATGCCCTAGGTAGGCAACTACTTACTGCATTCTTAGAGAAAAAGTGTCACAATGTTTCGAATAATCGTGACATATATGGTATAGATCTTGTCACCGAAAAGGATGGTACAACTTACCATTGGGAGGTAGAAATGAAGAGTAAGAGACCATGGACTTCCAAGGATACTTTTCAGTTTGATTCTGTATCCTTTCTAGACCGTAAGAAGAAGTGGGACAATTTCTGGTATGTGGTTATCTGTAAGGAGACCCATGCTGCCATCATCTGCCACTCTAGTGTGATATTCCACGATGATTACAAACAAAAGATTTACATCAATAATGCAGATAGAAAGGGAACAGATTATTTCTTTCGTGTTCCAAAAGAAAAATGTATATTTGTGCCACCTGAAGAATTTAATTTATGAACAGAGACAATATTAACCCCAATCATTACAAAAGAGGCAGCGTTGAGTGTATTTTAGCTATTGAAGCCTCTATGACACCAGAACAATTTAAAGGTTACTTAAAAGGTAATATTTTCAAATACTGCTGGCGTTTTGAGGATAAGGGTGGAATCGAAGATTTAAAGAAGGCACAGTGGTATATCAATCGATTAATCGATACCATTGGGGCTCAGACAGAAGACAATCAAGTATTGTCATCATTTAGTAAGTTATGAAAATCTACTGGACATATAGCAGAACCACATTGAAACCCTCGGAGATCAGTGCTCACGAGAAGGCTAAGGTTCGTATGTCCAGTGATAAGTATCATGTTGGTGGGCTCAACAGAGAAAAACCCTTATTTACACACTGCATTACTACAGAGGGTTACTTACACGCTATCAATTACTGCCCAGGACAAGAGGTACACTTAGCTCTAATCGGAGGAGTAAATGAGGAATGCGTTTACACAAATACAATCACCCAAAAACAATTATTCACCCTAGGCAATATAGTAAGATTCTATATGTCTATGGGCGAGGTAATTGAAGAAGGTGATCTATCTAATTTTGACTTAATAACATGGCTAAAAGCAGTAAACAAGTAATCGAGGAGGAGATCAAAGAACTCCAGAAGCTAATTTCTTGGTGTGATTTCTACACCGCAGTTAATAATCCTATTGAGGCTAATAAGGCTCAGAAGGAGATTGAAGAACAGAAAAAGAAAATCAATGAGCTTAGAAAAGATTACGAAATTCCTAAAAGAAAATAAGATATCTGAGACCGATGCAATTGAAAGATTGCGTCTACAGGATTCCGATCCGGCCAAGGATTTCTATTCAACGCTCGTCTCAGCGTCTAAGCAATTAATGGATGGTGTTAAGGATAAGACCTTAGACCTTGACGACCCTTATCAAAAAGGTTTATTTCAATTATTGCAAGCAGGCGATAAGATCAATAAGAGTTTGAAACTAGCCAAGATGGAGGCGTACCCAGAACAAGATGTAGTCGAGGACAATGTCTCATTTATGGATCGGGTCTCAGGTAAAAAATGAAAAAAAGTAAGTTTGATTACGATGAGTGGTGGGCCAAGTACGGTTTGCCTACTAATGCTACCCCCAAGGAGAAAGATTTGTGGTGGGGTAAGGAATTGGAATACTGGAACACAGGTCGTTTTGGATTAACAGGTGCACACTATTTTGCACTAACCCAAGCGTGGGTAAAGGATGCCAGAGGATTCAAAAAGAGACCAATCTGGCGTGATATCGATGAGTTGATCTACGAGGGATACGAGGAAGCCAAGAGAACCAATAATGATCTATTTATCACCAAGAGGCGAGAAGTTGGTCTATCTCTCGTATTCGGTGGAATCATCCCCGTGTGGATTGCTTTGACTAAGCCAGGCTCTACAACTCTCATAACCAGTGCAGATAAGCAGAGGCTAGAAGAACTATTTAAGAATAAGACTCGTGTAGTTTTTGATAATCTAGACGATTACATTCGCCCCGGTGTTATCTCAACACGTCAGCAGGGTTACCTTCACTTAGGGCAGAAGAATCAAACTACTGGTTCTATAAGTGGATTGGACAGTCAAATTGTAACCAAGGAAACAGTCGACACACCAACAGCCTTTGAAGCCTATCGTGCAGCTCACTGTTTTCTAGATGAGGCCCTACTACACCCAAAAGCGGATCAGGTTTACAAATCAGCACAGGCGAGTGTTAAATCGGGTTTCATAAAGATTGCCCCAATCATAATTGGAGGAAGTGCAGGTGAGGCTACTAGCGTAGGTCAGAAATTGGCTATGAATCTGTGGAAGAATGCAGATAACTTAAACATTCTAACCTTGTTTCTACCCGGCAATAAGGGGATTATGGAAGCACCCGAGTTGGATGAGAACGGAAAGGAGACAGGAAAAATATTGAACTTCTGCCCCAATGGTTGGAGTGATGAGGAAGGCGCCAAGGCGTGGATCATGAAGACGAGAGAAAAGTTAGATAAGATCGAGGACAAGTCCTTCTTAAACTCATTCATCAAGCAGTACCCCCTTGACATACAAGAGGTATTCTCCTTTAGCGCAGAGGGAAACTTGCCCAAGCACATTATCGATAAGCTGAATACCCAAGAAAGAATCATCTTAAGTTCTAAGCCAGCCATCGATACTTCTATTTTATATCGTGATGTAAATGGAATCATTCAAAAGAGGCCAGATAATACCAGCAAGATGAAGTTCTTGCATAGCCCTGAGCCCGGCCATACTTACATCGCAGGGATTGACCCCATCCCATTCATCAGTAAGAATATGGGCGATGGTTCTAAGCAGGGAATTGTAATTAAGGATATCGATTTAAATCGGTATGTAGCCCACTATGCAGAAAGGGACTCAGATCCTGATCAGATTGTCAATAATATGATCATGCTCCAGGAGTACTACAATAATGCTGTGGCGATGATCGAGATAAACAGGGGTGGTGTTGTACTAGAGAAGTACAAGCAATTGGATAAATTAGGTCTACTGGCTAAGAAGCCCATATATCTAGGTAAGAACTTCTCAAAGAGCGATGGCTCCTATGGTTACTATAAGAATGACCACAGCTCAGAGAGGGGTAATACGTACTTGATTGAGTACTTGAATAAGCACTCAGAGGAGGTATGGTTCCTA